GTCCTATAAGTTGGGAACAAGGCAGTTAAACAGAGCGGATCTTTCAGAAGTGAGAGAGCAGCTTGACTTCTGGCGTAATGAGGTCGAGCGGATGACTGCCGGTACTCGCCGCGGACCGCGTGTTAAACGCGTTGTAGTGAGAGATTTATGAACATTCTGGATAAGGTCATTGCACCGTTTTCACCTCAAAGAGCGCTAAACAGGGCTGTGGCAAGGAAGAAACTGGAAGCCATTAATAATTTAGGTTACGACCGCCACGGTGCAAGTACGCATAAGAAATCAATGCGCGGCTGGTTTAGTCGAGCTGGCTCGCCGGATGACGATATCGTTAAGCCACTGAATATATTGCGGGAACGTTCGCGTGATCTTTTTATGGGTAATCCTCTTGCGACAGGAGCCATAAAAACGATCCGAACCAATGTTGTTGGTTCAGGGCTAAAGCTCAACGCTAACATCGATGCTGAGTTTCTGGGCTTGTCACCGGAAGAAGCGAGATTATGGGAAAAGAATACGGAGCGTGAGTTCCGTCTATGGGCTGATTCAGTGAACTGTGACGCATCAAGAATGTGTACATTTGGTCAGCTTCAATCACTGGTCCAGATATCGGCGTTGTCGTCTGGTGATGTGTTTGCCACGCTTCCTGTAATAAAACGGAAAGGGGTTATCTATGATTTGTGCGTTTACCTCATAGAAGGTGATCGCGTTTGTAATCCCGATACCACTGTTATCCCTGATATGTATGGCGGTATTGAACTAGGTGAATACGGCGATCCGGTTGCTTACTGGATTGCTAAGCACCACCCCGCGAGTACATCCAGCTTTGTCCAGAGGAAGTGGGAACGAATACCGGCTTATGGCAAGAAAACGGGGCGACGTAATGTTCTCCATGTCATGCAGGATTGGGAGCGGCCTGGACAGCGGCGCGGTGTTCCTGTCTTGGCTCCAGTTATTGAAGCGCTGAAGCAGTTGGGTCGCTACACAGATGCGGAGCTGGTCGCTGCGGTTGTTTCTGGGTTATTTACTGTATTCGTTAAAACGGAGGCTCCTGAAGGGCCAATAGGTGAGGCTGGTATTCCTCAATATGAGCAGATCGATAATCACGATGAAAATACGATCGAAATGGGGTCTGGATCTGTCATTAGCCTTGGTGATGGGGAGTCAGTAGACACAGCTAATCCTGGGCGACCTAATACTGCATTTGATGGTTTTGTCGTGGCTATTTGCCGCCAGATTGGTGCTGCGCTTGAATTGCCATACGAACTGCTGGTTAAACACTTCACAGCCAGCTATAGCGCTAGTCGTGCAGCTCTTCTGGAAGCCTGGAAGATGTTCAGGATGCGGCGAGAGTGGATGGTGTTGTCGTTCTGCCAGCCCATTTATGAGGAATGGTTATCTGAAGCAGTGGCGAAAGGCCGGGTTATCGCACCCGGCTTTTTTTATGGGCCTGAATATAAGGCGGCCTGGTGTGGCGCTCAGTGGTATGGCCCATCTCAGGGACAGCTCGATCCTCTGAAGGAAGTGAAGGCGGCGAAAATGCGTGTAGAAGAAACGTTCTCTACACGAGAGAAAGAAGCCGCTGAAATGTCCGGTTTGAACTGGGAAGAGGCCGCGCAGATTAGCGGAAGAGAAGAAGCTACGCGACGAGATCTGAAGCTGGCTAGTACGCCTGATGTACCTGAAAAACCTGATGAAGAGGAACTAAATGTCTAACTGGTGGAATATCAAAAACTCAGCGGGGGAAGATGATACCCCGGCTGAAATGCAACTCTACGGCTATATCGGGGAATGGGATGATATTTCTTCCGCTGAAGTCGTTAAGCAACTGAAGGACATCACGGCTAAAACCATTGTTGTCCGCATCAACAGCTATGGCGGCTCAGTTTTTACCGCGCAAGCGATACTCTCTTCCCTGAAGCGTCACCCGGCTAATGTCACCGTCTATATCGATGGTATAGCTGCATCGGCCGCAACCATCATTGCGATGGCCGGGGATAAAATCATCATACCGGCTAACGCAATGATGATGATCCATAACCCGTGGACGCTTGCCGCTGGTGACTCAGAAGAGCTTCGTAGCATCGCTGAAATGATGGATAAAGTCAGAAATAGCATCCTGGCCGCTTATCGTGAAAAAACGGGGCTTTCTGACGAAAAACTTATTGAGTTGATGGACGCCGAAACCTGGTTCAGTGCCGATGAAGCTGTTGAGCTGGGCTTTGCCGATGAAGTGGAACAGCCAATGCGCCTGGCCGCATCTCTTAACAACGGCGTTTTCTCCCTGAATGGTATGAGCTTTGACGCTTCCCGCTTTGCTCACCTACCTGATTCACTCGCCAAATTAACAGTACCAGATAACAAACAATCTGCGGTGCCGACCGCGCATAACGAGGAGGAGATCGTGGATCTCGAAACCCTGAAAAACAAACATCCTGATTTATATAACCAGGTATTCAATGCAGGTAAAGATGACGGTGTGAAGGCCGAACGTGAGCGAATTAAGCAAATTGAGGATTCAGTTATTCCCGGGCATGACGAATTGGTCAACAAAGCCAAATTCGAAACAGGGGTATCTGCTGAAGCATTGGCTCTGGAAATTATGAACGCGGAGCGCGGCCGTAATGCCGCGTATCTGCAGAACAGAATGGATGATGCCGATCCGCTGAAAAAAGCCGTTGATACCCGGGCACCACAGAATAAGGGTGAGCAAGAGGTTGAAGCAGTGAAAAACAGCATTGGTTCGGCATTTCAAAATCGTAACAAGCGTTGAGGGGTAGGACATGCAGGAAACTTTTACTCATGAACCAGACAACCTGGTTATATCTGGCGCCATGCCAGCTGTACCAGTCAATATCAATGTAGCCAGCGGTGTTATTGAGCGCGGCACGTTGCTTTCCTTCGTCAGTATTGATCCCGCAACCAACGTAGTTACGGTTGCAGCGATTGACCTGACCAGTGCGAATGCGGAAGAAAAATTGCCTTTCTGTATTGCCCAGCATCGTATCGATGCTTCTAAAAAAGCATGTCGTGGAACTGCGTGGGCGACCGGAGTATTCAATAGTCGCAAAGTGATTCTGCCAGCTGGTGTAAAGGTTGCTGATGTATATCTGGCCTGCCGTAAGGTCGGTTTATTCCTCAACGATGCTATGCCTAACCCTGTGGCCTGAAGGAGCTGAATAAACATGCCAAATATTGATATTTTTGAACGTCGCACGATGCTGGAGCCGGTCATACAGAACTTTGAACCACGCCGCTTCCTTCTGCGTACATTTTTCCCTGGTATTTCGACCTTCAACACTGAAAAAGTGGATCTCGACTTTGTTCGCGGTGGTCGCACTATGGCGCCATTTGTTGGTAAAGGGTACGGCTCAAAAACGGTTGAGCGCCACGGTTTTGAAACAAAAACGTTACGGCCACCGCTCGTTGCACCTGATTTAGTTACTACTGCAGAGCATCTTCTTAATCGCCAGCCAGGTGAGAATATCTATAACTCTAAATCGCCACAGGAACGCGCCGTTGAGCAATTAGGTAAAGATCTGGTTGAACTGGATGATATGGTCAACCGTCGCGAAGAATGGATGTGTTCTCAGGTTCTTTTCAGCGGTATGGTTGAAATCGTCGGTACTGGTGTAGAAGAAACAGTATATTTCTGGCCGGATAATGATGCTGATAAACCGTATCTTGAACTGACTGGTGATGACCTCTGGACATCGGCTGCATCTGATCCACTGGTCAATGTGCGCAACTGGAAGCGTAAGGTGTCATTAACATCTGGTTTTACCCCGCGCGTTGCAGTCATGGGGGCTAAAGTTGTTGATGCCTTCGTTGCAAACGAAGCTATCAGTAAGTACCTGGATAACCGCCGTAAGGAGTTAGGTAAGATTGAGCCTAAAGATCTGGAAGAGGGCGTTACATTTTACGGTACCATCGAAGGCGTTGATTTCTATGGCTACGATGAACTGGTTTACAACGACGTAAGCGGAAAAACAGAACCGTTGGTACCTGAAGATAAAATTCTTCTCGGTGCGCCGGGACGCGGTGAAATGCTCTATGGGGCGGTTGTACTGGCCGATGAAGCGGAAAAAAGCTTCACGCTGGTGGAATCACCTCGTGTTCCCGATACCTGGGTAAGCCGAAAACCAGAAGGGCGTTTTGTCGCGATGAAGTCCGCGCCGTTGCCTAACCCCGGCGTGGCGGATGCTTATCTGGTTGCTAAGGTGGTGTAAATGGCCCGTTTAGTTAAAAACATCGATACCCGTCAATACGGCTCGCTTAAAGCGGGCCGTTTGCTTGATGGGGTTTTGCCAGAATCAAAAATTGCTGAGCTAATCGCTTCAGGTCACGCTAAAGCGACTGATGGCGACGAACCCCTCACTGATACCGGAAAAAACGCTGAGCACGCCGCTGAAGCGTTTGAAATGGCATTCAAGCGGGGTTATCGGCATGGTTATGCTGCTGCGGTAAATGATGCTGTTGATGAGGGGCTAATCAGCGCGGAAGAGGCTGGCACTTGTATTTTCAATGTTAGCGAGATCGATACAGATATCGCTAACACGAATATCAATACAGGTGTTTCTGGTGGAGATAACACCAATTCTTCCGATAGCGTTGCAGAGGAAGGCATAAAGCCAGAAAAGAACCAGGCTAAGGCTTCTGCGAAGGAAAAAAAATCAAAGGCGTAACATTCGATGAACTCTTTTAAAGAGATAATGGCGCAGGATATTTCTGCGGTATTTATGAATGAGAAAGAGTTTGCTGACATCTACAACATTGACGGCAAGGAAATCCTTGCCGTTCTGGATACAGACCTCGTTCACGAACGTAATAAGCGCTCATATGCTGAGTTTGCTGAGGGTGTAAATCAGGGGCAAATAACGCTATTTGCTTCGCGTAATGATTTTGCTCACGTTCCTGTTAAGGACCAATTAATGGTTATTAACGGTCGTAGCTATGTTGTGAATGAGGCCGCAGATAATTCAGGGGTGTTAGAAATAACTCTGACTATCAATACGAACAGAGGTATGCCAATTTGAGCAATCTGTTGATTGATGCAATAAAAAGTCGGTTAGAGAAAGAGATTTGCCCTAACCTGTTGATACAGGGGCCTTCAGAGGATGAGAGGGATACAGACGTTAAGTTGTATGTTCCCACTATCTTCAAAGGTTTTTTACCACCAAAATCAGCCCCAGACCCAAATAAACCTCCAGAGTTTCCTCACATTATTGTCCGACCTACAGAAGGGGGAATACAGCCTGACATGGATACTGTTCGGGTGAAATTCCTGCTGGGTGGTTTTTGTGAAGATCCAACCGGATATGAATGGTTAATGATTGTTCTTGGCCGAATGGCTAAGGATTTTCAGGAAAACCCTGTTCTGGATATGCAGTATGAATTTCAGAACGATATCCACTGGAAGTTGTTCGATGATCAGCCATATCCTTTTTGGGTAATGGAGGCGATTGGTTCCTGGTCAGTAATTAAACCTCAAAATACTCAATTTCAGGACGATCTCTAATGACTACTGAGAAAAAAACCGCGAAAGCGGCGGGCGCGGCTACGCCAAAAAAAGAAAATATTCCGACATTAATTTATATCGGGCCAACAATTCCTCAAATTTCATTGCTGAAGCACAGAATATATCGGAATGGTTTGTCGGTGGAGTGTGAAAAGCTGATAAACGTTATTCCAGGTGCTAAACAACTCTTTGTTACTACTGCTGATTTTGCTGATGCAGAAAAGCGGCTTAGCGATAAAACCAGTGTTGAAGCTGTGATGTATTCGCGTGTTTTTGCAGCGATGAAGGAGATTAATTAATGGGCTACCGTCACGGTATTTATACATCTGAAATACCTACTTCAATTACACCTCCAGTAAACGTTAGTGCGGGGTTAATTGTTGCGTTTGGTACTTCTCCAGTAAACCAGCTTGATAATCCATCATCTGCGGTTAATAAACCGGTTATTGCATACACCTATGCCGAAGCCGTTTCAAAGTTAGGTTTCAGCATTAACTTTGAAAAATATACTTTGAGCGAAGTGATTAAGGTCGCTTTTGGTATCTATGGCGTGGCTCCGGTTGTGTTTATCAATGTACTGGACCCGGCAAAACACAAAGCAGACGTTGTCGATGAAGCCGTCAAACTTTCAGGCGGTAAGGCAACACTGGCTAAGGATGGGGTTCTCTACGACTCTGTTGTTGTAAAAAGTGCTGCGCCCGATGCGGCCGTTCTTGTTGTTGATACCGACTATATTCTTGCTCTTGATGACGATGGGTATACGGTCATTACCGCAATCACTGGTGGGGCTATCAAGGATAAAGATGCAGCGCTAACCGTAAGTTATACACACCTTGATCCTGATGCAGTGACCAAAGATGACATTATCGGCGGTGTTGATCTTAACACTAAGTTAAGTACCGGCCTTGAGCTGCTTGCTGACGTTTACCCGCGCTTTAAACTGGTTCCCGGCCAGGTGATTGCGCCTGGATTTAGTACGGACAGTGAAGTTGGCCAGTTAATGGCGACTAAATCCGCGATGATAAGCGAGCTGTTTAAAGCTGAAGCGTTAACTGACGCCCCAACCGATACGGCGATAATCAGTGATTACTCAGCGGTACCGGAATGGAAGCAGAACAATAACCAGCTCGCCGCGAACCAGACTGTATGTTGGCCGATGGTGAAGCTGGGAGACACCATTTATTACCACTCCACTCATCTGGCAGCTGCAACATGTCTGATGGACAGTAAAAACGGTGATGTTCCTTCACGTTCTCCGTCGAATATCACATTGCAAATGGATGGTGCTGTTCGTAAAGATGGCTCAGAGGTTTGGTTGAATAACAGTCAGGCCAACTATCTGAACGGTCAGGGGATCGTAACCAGCCTTAATTTTGATGGCTGGAAATCCTGGGGAAACCGCACCGCAATTTATCCAAAAAATACAGACCCGAAAGACGCGTTTCGTGTCGGGCGCCGAATGTTTAACTGGACAGGGAATACGCTAATTTTGACACACTGGTCAAAAATAGATGACCCTGCTAACCGAAGACTGATTGAGTCAGTCGTTACCAGCGCTAATATCTGGTTTAACGGTCTTACCGGGAATCAGGACATTGCTGGCGGTAAGGTCGAATTTAATCAGGCTGAAAATCCGACGACGGCGTTGATGGATGGGATCGTTAAATTCCATGTGAAATTTACTCCATACTCTCCGGCGCGAGATATAGAGTTTATTATGGAATATAACCCCGACTATTTATTGAATCTGTTTGGCTCAGCTAATTAACAGGGGGTTGTTTTGAGTAATCAAATTCCAGAACGTTTAATTAACTTCACCGTTTATGGTGAAGGTAGCCGTATTATTGGCATAGCTGATGCTAAATTACCGTCCATTGAAATGATGACAGAGACAGTTTCAGGTGCCGGAATTGCAGGTGAAATTGAAACCGGGACGCTCGGACACTTCAAATCAATGAGTGTTTCGCTGAAATGGCGAACATTAACAGCTGATGGTACAAACCTGTTTCTTTCTTCATCGCATCAGGTGGATTTCAGGGGGAGTCAGCAGGTCTACGATGCGGGAACCGGTAAATATAAAACCGTACCAATCCGCGCTTCAATGAAGCTGAATCCTAAGAAATTAGATCTTGGTTCGTTACAGGTATCAAAAGCGACTGATACTGAAAATGAATTTGAGGTTCTGTATCTCAAATTATTTATTAACGGAAAGGAAGTTCTTGAAATAGATAAGTTGAACTATATCTGCATCTTTAATGGCGAAGATATCCTTCAGACTGTTCGTGATGATTTAGGGCTCTAAGGGGATAAGATGGAAATTATTGAATTAAGTAAAGAGTATCGTTTTGAAGATGGTCGATT